CGGGTCACAATGACCGTTGCGGGTGTAGAGACACCTTTGGATTACGATGGTAGCCCCGGCTATCGCAGTGGCCAGCCTCTGACGTACCAACTGGAGTCAGGTGGCTTGCGGCTGGATTCTGCGACCGACGGCTATGACTACAAGCTGTATTACACGCCAGCACTCACGGCCCTGAGCGGGTCAAATCCAACCAACTGGCTTTTGACTAACGCACCCGACCTCTATCAAGCGGCGTCGCAGCTTGAGGCAGCACGGTGGATTCGGGACTATGAGCAGGTGCAAGCCTTGACCGGTGTTCTATCGGGCTTGCTTGACTCCACCCAGCGATACATCAACCGATGCGGCCAACCCCTACGCGGTGGCATGCAGATCAAACCGCGAAACTAAGGACACCACATGGCACTAGAATCAGGCACATACATCAGCGATCTTGTCTCAACTAATCCGGCTGGCTCGGACGCGAAAAGCACCTTGGATGATCACATCCGGTTGATCAAGGCTGTCATTCTGGCGACGTTCCCCAACATCAATGGGGCAATGACCGCGACCGAAGAGCAACTCAACGCACTAGGCGCAGGCGACCTCGACAATGCGGCGCTTATCGGTATCAAACAGATTGGTTTTGAGGCTGAATACGACAACGGCAACAGCGGCGCAAGCAAGACCGTAACACTTGCCAATGCGCAAAAACAGAAGATCACGCTGACCGCAAACACGACGCTGACCTTCGATTTCACGGGCGCGAAGGTCGGCACGTATCAACTGAGGTTGATCCAAGACGCGACAGGCAGCAGGACGCTTACATGGTCCGGGTTGACCTCTACACGATGGCTTGGAGCGACTAGCGCACCAACGATCAACAGCACGGCAAATGGCGAAACGATCGTGAACATCTTCGCTGCCGCTGCAGGGGTTAGCACGGGCGCAGTGCAATCCATGTCCAAAGTTGGGGCGGTGTAATGGCTGACCGCTATTGGGTAGGCGGGACGGGTAGCTGGACCGCTTCTGCAACTGCAAATTGGTCAGCGACAAGCGGCGGCAGCGGCGGGGCCAGTGCACCGACAAGCACTGATAACGTGTATATCAACGGAAGCAGCGGTGCTGGGACCATCACTGCATCGGGGGCGATATGCGCAAACCTTGATTGCACCGGCTACACGGGAACGCTGACCGGGTTCCTGAACGATGCCCACGGGGATGTCACGCTTTCGTCTGGTGGGACTTACTCCGGGCTGACGCTAAAACTGATCGGCAGCGGTGCGCAAACGCTGACAAACAACGGGAAAACCCTTACCAGCCTTTATGTAGTCGGGCACGCCAGCAACGAACGTACGGTGACAATTGCCGATGCTCTTACGCTCAGTTCGTACTTGTATTTCAATTTCAACTTTGGCGCGGCGGTAACACTGAAGCTGAAGGACGGCGTTACACACAACATCGTCAACCTTGGGATGCATAGCACTGCGCCATCATCCGGGAATCGCAATACGCTATCCAGCACAACGCCAGGCGCACAAGCTACGTTACGCGACACGACTGGAAACGACAACTTCTACCACGTCAATATCAGCGACATAGCGGCGACTGGTGGCGCAACGTTTGCGGGTGTAACTAGCGCATACGATTATGGCAACAACACGGGAATAACCGGGCTGATTTCAGGCGCTAGAAACAATCTGTTTTTCTGGAGCATTGCATGACCATAGCGACCATTGCAGCTATCGGTTCCGTTGGCATGGTTTCCGACCAACTGGCGCACGAACTCCCTGAAAGCGCCCTGACAATCGCTGAGAACGTGCGGTTTCGGAATGGGGGTGTAGAGCGCATGAGAGGCGAACAATCCGCCTTTGGAACGCCAGCGTCTACACCTTACGGCTTGTTCGTGTACCAATCGGGCTCAAATCGATTCATCGTTCACGCTGGCGCCACTGCGGTTTACGTCAACGATGGCAGTACAACCACGGACATTACTGGGACGGCTCCTACTGGATCGGCGGTAGACCGATGGGCAATCGGTGCCTTGGGCGGTGTTCTGGTGGCGAACAACGGCAAAGACGCCCCGATGTTCTGGGGCGGTAACACCGGGCTGAATCTCGCCACGCTTACCGCATGGCCAGCAAATACAACCTGCGAAGTTCTGAAGCCGTGGAAAAACTACCTTTTCGCACTTGACGTGACGAAGGTGGGAACACGCTATCAGCACATGGTTAAATGGTCATCCGCAGCAGACCCCGGCACGATCCCGGCAAGCTGGGACGAAACCAACCCGGCGAACGATGCCGGTGAAGTGGATCTTGCTGAAACTTCGGATGCTTTGGTAGACGCCCTTCCGTTAGGTGATGCGCTAATCATTTACAAAGAGTCGAGCACGTATGCCGCTCAATACATCGGCGGTCAGTACATCTTCGCGTTTCGCAGGCTCCCGGTGGATCACGGGATGCTGGCAAGGGGATGTGCCGCAGAGGTTCCTGGTGGTCACGTTGTACTGACTGGTGGTGATGTGGTACTGCTGTCTGCGGCTGGGTCACAGTCCATCATTGATGGAAAGATTCGTGACTGGTTGTTTGGCCAGATTGATGCAACCTACTTTGACAGGTCCTTTGTCGTGGCGCATCCTGCCTACAACGAGGCATGGGTATGTTTTCCAACGTCGGGGAACAGCGCATGCACGAAAGCGATTGTGTGGAACTGGAAAGAAAACACAGTTTCTACACGCGACCTGAATAACGCGACGTGCGCAGCGGCTGGGCGAGTTCCATCGATTATCGACAACACGATTGATGGCGACAGCGGCGCCATTGACTCGGATTCGAGCGCCATCGATTATGTCGAAGGCGCTCAATCTGTCGCTCAATTGGTTATGGCAACAACAGCACCATCCATCCGATTGGTTGACAGTGGAACGGATTTCGATGGGACGAATTTTGATTCGCTGATTGAACGGACTGGCTTATCTCTCGGTGGCCCGTATCTGGTGAAAAACGTACGCAGCGTTTACCCGAGAATCGACGCTTCGGCAGGAAGTGTGTTGTGGGTGCAGATTGGTGCCACGATGGATGTGGAATTGCCCTACACATGGGCTAGTCCCGTGCAATACACAGTCGGGAGTACACTCAAGGCCGACACATCTTCTACAGGCCGATTTATCGGGTATCGGATATGGTCCGAAACGCCAATCGCATGGCGCATGAAATCGATTGATATTGATTACGTCGTAACAGGGAATGCCTGATGTACCAAGCCGGGAATATCCAAGGCGCTACGGTTGACGATTTACGCAGATCAATGCAATACGAGCTTGATAAACTCGCATCGTCGTTATCGCAACCCGTAGAATATGCCGCATTGAAAACACTGTATGCATCACCATCGCGGATTTTCGACGGGATGATTGTCAAGGCTGACGGCACAACGTGGAACCCGGGCAGCGGGGCCGGTGTTTATTGCCGCGTAGTGTCATCTTGGGTCAAACTCTAAAGGAATCATCATGGCAAACCAGCCGCTTTTCGGGCAAAACCCGTACCTACAACAGCAGGCCGGGGCTATCCAGCAGCAGGCGAACCAAAACCTGCAAACGAACGTGCTACCGAGCATCAATAGCGGCGCGGTGGCGGCTGGCGGGTATGGTGGAAGTCGGCAAGGTATCGCGCAAGGTTTGGCCGTGGGACAGTCGCAGCAGGGTGTATCTAACGCGATTTCCAGCCTGTACGGAAATGCCTACGCCCAAGACGCAAACAACGCAAATCAGTACAACATCGCATCGATGGGCAACCAGACCCAGCGTGATGTAGCTGGGATGCAGAACGCGACGAATCTTCGCGGGCAGGACATGCAGACTGGGCTCGGTTACGCGGGGCTTGGGAATCAACTCAATATTGCTGGGATGCAGAACGCGACCAACCTGCGCGGGCAGGACGTGCAGGCGGGGCTAGGTTACGCGGGGCTTGGGAATCAACTCAACATTGCATCAATGGGAAATCAGACCCAACGCGATGTAGCGGGCATGCAGAACGCCACGACGATCAGGGGTCAAGATCAAAGCTACGGTTTGGGGTTGGGCAATCTGGCAAACCAACGACAGCAGACAGCAAATCAGTACAACTTAGGCCAGCAAAGCGTAGGACTGGGTTACGCTGGGCTGCAAAACCAGTCCAATATCGCTGGCATGCAAAACGCTACAACGATGCGCGGCCAAGACCAGAGTTTCTGGCTTGGCCGCGGGAGTCTGGAGAATCAGATCAAACAAACGGAAAACCAGTACGATCTCGGCCTTCGGTCTAACGACTTGGGTTACTCCACGTTGGATGCAAACATTGCTCAGAACAATTTTGGCAACCAGCTTGCCGGGGCAAATCTGGGATTGAATGTCTACAACCAGATGCAGGGTAACAACCAATCTGCGCTTACGGCTGGAACCAATATCCAGAACACGCCGATGAACTATTGGAGCCAGTTTGCCAACCAAGCCAATGCTATCGGCAACGGCTACGGCGCAACAACGGGCACCTCTAGCGCGCAGGGTTCCCCGCTGATGGGCGCCTTGGGCGGTTATCAGCTCGGTGGCCAGATTTCCAAAAACCTAGGCATCGGCGGAAGTGGCAATTTCCAGCCGGACTCTACGGCGTCGGCCTTTGGCTCTAACTGGTGGGATTAATGATCTACCTGCCGAAGCAAATCCCGAACGTGAGCGCGCAGGCAATCGATGCATTGTCGCCAGCGTTTGACAGGTCACACGTGCTTCTCGCGGGGGATTGGTTGTACCGGTGCGGAAAAGACCTCGCCCAACTCTGGCGCAACGGCGAATTGTGGGCCATCACCGAAGTTCAGGACACGAAAGACGGGCGCGCGCTGCACATCGTGGCCTGCGCCGGTGAATATGACAACGGCGAATTGCTGGCGGAAATTGAGGGATGGGCCAAAGCGATCGGGTGCGCAGACTCATTTTTCACCGGGCGGCGCGGCTGGGCGAAAAAGCTACCCGGCTACACAATCGAAACTATCACCATGAAGAAAGGGCTGTGAAATGCCAACCGCAATTTTAGGGAATGTCGCAGGTGCCGTGGTCGGCGGGTTGC